CTTGTTCGCGTGTTTTGAGCAGGCGCGCATGGCAGGTGCAACTGTTAAGTCAATGAACAATGTGCGCAGCGCAATGTTCAAGGAAACGCCTGCCTTCCCACTTGGGCTGGCCATCGTGAACGCGGCTGTCATTTTTTCCTTTGTTGAGCAATCACAGATCATTGCCAAGATTGAATTTAAGAGTCGTAATGAAGCATCTGCGCTTATGGATGAAGTAGCAGCGATCATTGAAGAAATAAAAATGAACAAGGCTGATTCATTTGTATCTAGAGATTACCAAAATTTTGTAGGGTTGGCGGCTCTCTTGATTCAGCATATGTCAGCCACCGAGCGTCAGTTGCCGAGAATTGTCAATTATAATTTTGCGGCTAATTTGCCTGCTTTATATTTGTCCAATCGCATCTACTGCGTTGGATCAAGGAGTGATGAATTGATTGAGGAGAATAGGACGGTACACCCGGCTTTCATGCAGCGCAATGTCGTAGCCTTGAGCTCGTAAATGTCAGACGTTCGCATTATCAATGTAACCAATCTGGAAGGCATCTGGGCAGACTGGCTGTTGAAGCCGGATGCTACGCTTGATGAGACTGAGGAATTGGTCAACATTGTCAAGATGGCTTTGCTGACTTATGCGCTTGCGGACGTTGATGACATTTTGCCAAACCCAGACAGCACCGATCGTTGCGGCTGGTGGGGAGACTTTGAAGCAGAAACGATCTGGGACGGCTGGCCGATTGGCGCAAAGCTCTGGCTGCTGAAACGCAGCAAGATCACACCGGCAGAAGCAAAGGAAGGTTCAACACTGGCGCGAGCTGAGCAATATTGTCGAGTCGCTCTGCAGCCATTGATTGAGCGTCGTATCTGTACGCGAATTGATATAGAAGTAACGAGAGCCAGTATTGAACGCATCCATGTTCTGGTAACTATTTATCGTGGTGAAGAACGCAAGATTGAACTTCGTTTCCAGAATCTGTGGGACGAAATAACAGTTAGAGGGGATTAGACCTTGCCTTGGTCAACACCAACGCTGCGCACAGTTCGCGAAATGGTTCGCGGTGAAGTCACCACGAGTCTTGGTCGTGCTTCGTTTGTCGGCAACAGCGTGCTACGCGTCATGGCGGATGCCATGGCTGCAGTTTGTCACTTGACATTGCGCTATCTGGATTGGCTGTCGCTGCAGTTCTTGCCGGATACCGCTGAGCATGAATGGCTTGATCGTCACGGAGACATCTGGCTTGTCAATGCTGACGGCAGCACCGGACGCAAGGTTGCGACTTTTGCTTTCGGTAGTATTACAATATTTGGTGATCAGGGAGCAATCATTCCGGCTGGCACGCGATTGACCGGCAGCGATGACTGGCCATATGAAACCACTCAGCAGGTCTTTGCGAATGGTGACATTGGCGTGACGGCCATGGTGCGAGCATTGAATCCCGGTGCCGGAGGCAACAAGGCCCTCGGTGATGTTTTGTCAATGGAAACTGTCATTATTGGCGTCACCAGTGAAGCACCTGTCATTGACATTGATGGCGGTGTCAATGATGAAACTGACGAGCAATTGCGTGAACGTGTGCTGCGTAGAATTCAGCAACCGCCGATGGGTGGCGCGGCATATGACTATGAGGCGTGGGCGCTGGCCGTGCCGGGAGTAACTCGGGCGTGGGCTGCGAGTGAAATGGGTATCGGCACTGTGACGGTGCGCTTCATGATGGATGATATGCGCGCCGACAATGACGGCATTCCTACTCAGGAAGACATTGATGCCGTGGAAATTTACATCAACGGCAAACGTCCGGTCGCGGTGAAAGATACTTTCGTGGTAGCGCCCGTCAAGCAGGAAATAACTTGCATCATTGACCAACTCGTCCCGGATACCGAGAGCGTGCGGGCTGAGATTGAGCAAAGCCTTAATTTGATGTTGCGCAATCTTGCTGCCCCCGGTCAAACGATTTTTGCGGCATGGAAAAGCTACGCCATCATGAATACAACGAGCGTCGTTTCCTTTCATCTGGCAAACAATGAAGATGACGTGATGCAATCTGTTGGTCATATAGGGATTTTGGGAAGCGTTATCTATGACTGACTACGACAAGCACGTCCGTCGCAAGGGCAAGGACTACGTCGAGGCGGTGCTTGCCCTGCTGCCGCAGGGTGAGGCGTGGCCACGCTTTCCGCAAAGCACGCTGGTCCGCACGCTTACCGGTCTGTGCGAATATTGGGGTTTCGTTGACGGGCGTGCTGCTGATCTTCTCGAGATAGAAACTGATCCGCGCAAGTCAACTGAGATGTTTGCGGATTGGGAGCGCAATTGGGGTCTGCCTGATCCTTGCTTCTTCGGCACGCAGCAATCCTTGGCGGATCGTCGTCGTATCCTGATGCTGAAGATGACGTTGCTTGGTGGCCAGAGCCGTGAATTCTTCGTCAAGATTATGTCGTGGCTCGGTTACGAAATTCAGATCAAGGAATATGCTCCTTATATGTGCGGCGTGTCCAAGGTCGGCGATACTTCGTATGACGAGGCAATTTCTGGTGGCGTACCCGGCAACATGCGCTGGTATCTTGGACCACCAGAAATGAGATTCTACTGGTCCATTGGAGTCGGTCAAGTTAAGTTGACTTGGTTCAGGACAGGGCCGATTGGCGGTGAGTCTGGTGTTGACCCCCACCTCATTATTGGCATGGCTGGGGAAGTGCCTTGTCTGCTGGAGCGTATCAAGCCAGCACATACACAGATCGTTTTTGACTATTCTAGCCTGCAGCTTGGCGGGTCAATGGCAGGTACACCATAAGGGGAATTAGATGCGATATCATCAACCGTACGGCGTTCAAGATGTCGATGCTCCATACATCAATGGCGACCCAAGCCTAGGTCGGCAAGGTTCGATCATCCCGGCGGAAGCAGTCGAGTATCCGCAGCGCGAAATTGTCGCTGCCATCGAAGCTGCGAAGCTGACGCCGGATGATGCCAGTCTTGCGCAGCTCCTGTACGCGATGCGTAGTCAACGAATGAATTATGCGCTGGCGGTCAACAGCGCGCCAAATGCCGTTGCCGTAGAATTCGACCCGCCGATTGCAAACACCATGACGCCGGGAATGCCGCTGCGCATCAAGGGCGCTGTGAACAATACGGGGGCGACGACGCTGGTAGTGGACGGCGACAGTCATGCGCTGCGTTACGCGAGCGGTGCAGAATTGCTGGCTGATGACATCAAGGCTGGCGTGATCTTTGAGGCGATCTGGAATGACGCCGGTTATTGGGAGTTCAACCCGTACGCGAGCGGTGCCGCTGGTGGTGGCAGCACGACCAACACGTTTGTCAATATTCCATACGTCAACGATACCGGTACGCCTAATTCTCTTGTCGCAAATTTCGTCCCGGCGATCACGGCGCTGGTCGCGGGCACTACCATTGAAGTGAGACTTGCCAATGACATCACCGGGGCTTCGCAGATCAAGGTAAACGCACTTGCTCCGGTGCCGATAGTGCGCGGCAACGGTGCGCCATTGCAGAGCGGAGATGCTGCGACCGGGCAGATCATGTTGCTGATCTATTCCGCCGCGCAAGGTGCGTTCCAGTTCTTCGGTCTGATACCGAAGCCTGCCTCGGGTCTGGGTCCGGTCGGCAGCATCATTCTGACGGCTGGCAATGCGGCGTTTCCAGGCACTTTGAAACTGAACGGGGCGATCCTGCCGCGCACGGCGCATCCGCAGCTTTATGCGTTCGCTGCTGCGTCCGGTCGTATCGCGGCTGATTCTGATTGGACAAACCCGGCCAACCGGTATTGGACAAGTTTCTCGTATGGTGACGGCTCAACAACTTTCCGGTTGCCGGATTTTCGCGGCGAGTTCATGCGGTTTTGGGATGATGCGCGCGGCGTCGATCCGGGGCGTCAATTGTATCAGCAGCAGAACTCGCAGACCGGTGAAATCGTCGGGGCCGGTTCGATGGCCGTTTCCAACATCATTTGGGACCCAAGCAAAGCCCCGCCATCCGCCATGTTCACCAATCCGAACGTCAGCGGCCTTGCACACGCCTTGGACAGCGGTCCGCCAATGGGCGACTTTCCAAAGGCGTTCACAGCGGGTGTCAGCCTTAACCTCAACGTCGGACAGGAGACGCGGCCACGCAATGCGCCGGTCGTGCCTTTGATTGTGGATGGTTGACATGCA